TAATATTTAATAACTGTATCACCTAAGTTTTGTAAGAATTCATTTCTTTCTTTGTCTGTCATATCTGGGTTTAATTGTTCATAATTAAAGATTTCTTTAACCATGTAATTGTGAGCATTTCTAATAGCTTCATTCCCATTATCTTTTAAGAAACCTTGTTGATTAGTAAAATTGCCTCTAACAGCGTTTTCAATATATTTAAGACCTACTTTATAAGCAGAATTAGTTTCATGTATATTACCTTTGTTCTTATTGAAATCACTTTCCCAAGATTTAAACAAAGCTAAAGTTGATGCTGTTTTTGCAGGGTCAATGTTTAATTCATTTATTGCTTTTACAACTTCTTCTTGACTATCTAATTTACCATCAAAAATATCAGATACTAATTGGTCATAAGTTGCAGGGTCTGTATCTATCCATCTGTTCTTATCTACTAAGTTATCAAAGTTGTTGATATAAGCAGGGACACCCATCTTTTCAAATTCATCTCTTATCAATTGTAATTCTGCATGATTTTTCTTTCTCATAGGACTATCTGCACCCTTCATATCCGCAGTAGAACTCACTGATACTTCTTCATATATAGAAGCAAACAATCCATCTACTTTTTCTTTTTCTGCTTCACTGTCTGCAACTCTGTCAGTAATAGCTAATGCTCGTCTTTTCTTTAATAATTGTTCTTTCAATAATAAAACTTCTTTTGTATTTCTATCTCCCAGTGATTTAATATTTTGTCCATCTGTGCCTGTTCCTAAATTTGCACTCAAAATTGCTTCTGCTCTATCTAAGTCAGCTTCAGTCTCAGCTAATTTAATTACTTTACTAACACTGTGAACTAATACACCTATAGCTTCTTTGTTAGTGTAGAGTTGATTAATTTTTCCACTTCCATCAGCAGAAGGTACTGGAGTTTTAAGAGTTTTCCACTCAGCAGCCAAGCTAGTTTTAATTAATTCTGTAGGGATTGTATCTATTATTGTTACACCTTCTTCTATCTTTATATTTGAAGCCATTACTGCTCTGTTATTAGCATCAACGATAGCGTCTCTTGATTTAAATTGATTGAATGTTGTGGAGAAACCTAAGATAGTTGCCTTGTCCATGTCTTTAAACTCAGGCATATATGCTGAATAAAAAGTTTCTAAGGACTGTGACTTATCATTAATGTCATACTTATCTTTGTTTAACATGATTTCTTTTTGTGTTTCTGCTGCTAATACTCTGCCTTTGTGATAATTTGTAGTGGCATCAACATAACTGCCTACTAGATTGGGGTGTTTCCCTGCGAGAATTTCTGTATTAATATCTTCGAAAGATTTTCCTGAAGCATACAATGCACCTATTTCATTCTTTGCTGCATCTTTTTTCATATCTATTCGTGAATTTTCAGCATTGCCTATAAGATACCCTGCTTTTTCTAATGATTTAGATAAACCATTTGATTGTGTATTAGTATAAACTTTTCCTGAATTTGCTGCACCATAATATTTATTGGTTACTTGTCTCTCGTATTTTTTAACCATAATTAATCTTTCTTTTCCTTCTTATTAGCTTGACGATTTTGATAGCCATTAAAAGCTGTTCCACCTATTTCAAGTGCTAAACCTAGTCTTGAAGGTTCAGTAGGAAAGGTTAAACTGTTATAAGTTTTACTCATGTTAGCATACGCTTCAGACTTCTGTGCTGTAAGTGTTTGCATATCTTTATCATAAGAAGAAGTCATATCAATCCAGTCTTCATCATATAGTGAACCTATTGATTGGACAATCTTAACACCATTGCCAAATCCTAAATTAGTTTTTTGTGCTATCTCATTATCTCTTGATGCTTTAGCTGATATTGCAGCTTTTGTTAATTCCATATCAGCACTGACTTTCTCTTGGTCAATCTTATTAAGGTCATGTAAATATGCTTTATCGGCATGTCGTCTGCTAGTAGTATTATCACGCCTAACAGCTTTGTTGGCAGCTTTCTTATCTTGATAAGCTACTACTTGCCCACCAATTGCTATTGCTGTTGCAATATCACACATTATTTATTTACCTCTTTCATCATTAATGTAAATGGCATTTTTCCAATACCAAAATCTCCTATTTTTCTTTTTGGTTCAAATCCTAAGAACTGTAACCATTTTAAACTTTTCCAATTTCTGTCATCTACAAAATTGTAGACGTGCTTATAACCTTTACTCATATCTGCAACCCATTGAGGACATTCCTTAATGAATTGTTTAAGATGTTTAAATAAATCTTCACTAGATAGTAACCAAACCACCCCATAATCTTCTTCTTTTGTAGGGGCTGAACCAAACATGCCTACTACACCTTCACTTTCAGTACCAATGATAGTATAAATCTTTGCCCCATCTTGTGTAAAAGGGAACACTAATGCTTCTAAAGGAGTTGAACCCCCTGCAGCATTTATTTCTAATCTATCACCTTTTCTTACTTTAGGTGCTAACTCTAAAGCATCTTTTAATATTGCTTTCCGTACATAATTTTCTTTCATTAAATCCTTCTTGCTCTTGCGTGGTAGTAACCTTCAACTTCTGCGTCTGCTATATACATAGGCAGGTGTGATGAAGATTTTATATTTAACGTAAACTCTGTATTCCTACATTGTACTGGAACTCTTAATGTTCCTGAAGCTATTGCAGGTTGTCCTATAACACTCGTTGATGTACCAATAATATAACCATTCATTATACTTGTAGATGTGTCTCTATTGTTTGGAGCAACTTCTACTTCAAAAAATCCACTGTTCTCAAAATTAAAAGATATATTTCTTATCTGGTATCTACCTGAAGTAACTGCAACTAATCCTCTACCAGTAGTTTCTCTGATATAAGGCGTAGTTAATGTGTATTTACTTTCATAAGGCACACCTATGTATAACGCTGTGTGGTCTCCTATGATTGTATATGTAGACCCTGAAGTATTTGTAACTGTATAGTTACTTCCATTAGTTCTATCTACTGCTATTAATCCAGTCTTTGCACCATAAGGTGAAGTGAAAGTTGTTAAGCCTGTACCACTTGCATAAGTACCAGTGACAGAAGTCTTTAAATCTATGAAAACTCCATGACCTATAGTAGCATCTTTTAAATTTCTTAAATCTATTTTTAATAATTTTGTAGTAGTTCCTTCTGAAGCTAGTATATATAAATAACTTTCAAAAGACCTTACACCTAGAATTTTAAGACCTGTAAATGTCCATTTAGACCAAGCATTTTGTACCTTCTCACCACCATCAAAGAAGTATTTATAAATATACATTGTATTTGAATTAGTAGTTGCAGCAGTACCACTGTAAGGTGCTGTTTGACTGTCTGCTGTATCTGAAACTAAGAATGCTAATACATCTTCTGTAGTGTTTGATACAATTTGATAACAATTCTCTGGTATTAAATTAGATACAGACACTGAAATGTCCATACCATCATTTGTTAATGTATCATCATCAGCAAAGTATTCTCTTATAGCTGTGCCTGATGTTCTTGCTTGTGCAAAGTAAGCATACTTACCTGCTGAAATTGGTTGTACTTTATCATCATGTTCAAATGCAGATACTTCATTAAGTATTGCAGTTGTAGGTGATATTGTATCTCCTGAACTATCTAATTTATATTGTGATGTATCAGAAAATAATAATAAACTTTCATTAAAGCCTACAGAATTTTTAAGTGTATTAACCTGTGTACCTGAAGCTGCAATATCAATAGGGTCAGTGTCCAAAACCTGAGTAGATGTTGTTGCAAAGTAATTAAAGAATGAAGCATTCTCAGTTAAAATTAAATTTTCTCCTGATAAAATACCTAATCTATTTTTGTAATAAGTTAAGTTATTAACATTTTTACCAATGAATGTAGGATTAGGATTACTGTCTGCATCTCCACATACTCTATCTGTCCATGCTAATTCTTGAAAAGTAAATGTACCATTATTATTGTTAACCAATGCGTGTGGCATTGTAGAATTTGTTACACCTAAAGAAGTTGCAGGTGCTAAAGTTTCATTCCATACACCAGACTTACCTGTGAATTTTACATAGTAATCAGATAATGTATCACCTTCTTCTCCTGTAATTTTTATAATAACATCAGTCTTTCCGTAGAAAGGTAACTTACTAAAATCTTGTATCTCATCTCTAATAGCATACATAGCTGTATTACCAGAACCATCAGACGTAGTTATAGTATAAGCAGCATTACCATTTGTAGGTTTTCCATAGATTACACTATCAAAACTTTCAAATGTAAAATAAGAAGTGAACCCAGAGTAATTACTTAATCCTTGTGTTGTAGAAACTGAAGCCCCTGAAGCTGTGTTTACTACTTTAAATCCAATACCATTAGCTGCTCCGTCCCAGTGTGTACTTGATGTTCCTTTTAAAAGTATGTCTGTAATTTTATTTGTATCTCTAAATTTTGCATCAGTTGAAGCATCATTACCAGTTGGTAGTTGTAAGATTACTTCTAACTCAGCAGACATTGAAGGGTGTTTCAATGCTACTTTATATTCTCTACCATAGTTTGTTAACTTACAAACAATTAAAAATTCTTCTACTTTAGCTGCAGACGTTGTTGTATCTGCTGTTACTGTTTTAGAAGTATTAGCTAAGAATGTGTAATCAGCAATGTTCACTAATTTAAAATGTTCTCTAGGATTTGTTGAGGTTAAATAACTAGAACCACTTGATATTGTTACAGTTTTTTCTACTCCATTTAAATCAAATACTTTAATACCTCCGTTGTATAGTGCTACAATATATTGATTACTAGCATCTCTTGCGATTTGCCAAAATTTTGTTCTATTAGAATAAACATTTGAACTATCTAATGTTGCTACATAATCTAAAGGGGGTCTTTTTGATAATCCCTCTGTAAGACCATTCTGTAAATTTATCTGGTCTGCACCCTGATTAATTCCTCTTTGTGTGGGTGTCTGTTGAGACATTCCATTAAGAAAATTAGGGATTGATTGAGATACAACACTGCCCATATTTAAGAAGTCCTTCTACCTGTTCTATTTATTATAGAATAAGTGTTAGCGTCTCCAGATAAGATATTAATATCACTCTCTTGACTATCTGCTTGATGGAATGCCATTAGTGCTTCATTCTCATCTTGACCTATTAATTGTGTAATTTCTTTATCACCTATAAATCTTGAAGCAAATCTTCTTGCTGCTTTCATAGTTACATATTGTCTAGCGTATTCTGGTAAGTGTTCATACTGTTGTACTAACACTAAATCAACAGAAGCAGGTGCAGAAGCAAATATATCTGTGTGATTATCTAAGTCATATAAGTAACCATTTCTTATTGTGTAATTTAAATTTCTATAGGAGATGTTGGCATCAGCTTTGACGCAGTTGGAAGGAAGGGGAACTTTACTATTACCATCTAAAGACAGTGATTTATAGTTAATATGTGTATTGAAATTCCACCCTTGTGATTGGATAGACATTGAAGTTTCGTTTAAGATATTTATAGCTGTACTTACATCTACTGTTGTAGTACCTGTAATACTGTTAACTGGTGCTTCTCCAATAGAAGAAAGCATTATGTTTACAGATTGTAACTCTGTAGTTGGAGTAATTTGTGTTGCCATATATCCTTTGTTTAAAATTTTTTGGTAAAATATAATGGGGGAAATAAATCCCCCACTAAATAAGAAACGGATTACGCTTCTTTGATACCTACTGCTGCTTCTGGTCTTAGTACACCATGACCCATAGCGTATTTAGCAACCATAAGAGTGCCTTGTCTTCTGATTTCGTATTCCTTCTCAACGGATAAATCCATCAATTTAACAGTACCTACTGCTGAAGGGTGAGAAACCAAAGCTACAAAGTTAGTTAGGTTAACTGCTTGTGGGTGAGAAGCACCTGCTGTAGCTGAACCTGAAGAAGGAACTGCTGTAGTGATGTTTCCAGTAACAAAATGAGGAACTGCTACTAATTCAATTCCTGCAATTTTCATTACTTTACCGTCTCTAAGTCCACCATTAGAACCACCAGTGAAATCAACATTAACAGCGTTAGTGCCGTTTGCTAATTTGTAGTATTCTTCTAGTCTCATAAAGCATTTTCTGCCTTCTGAAGGGACGTAGTTAGCATCTAACTCTTTAGCCGCATCAAAGATTGCATCAATCATTGCGTTGGCTGCTGTAGCTGCTGTTGATGAAGCGATACCTGTGTTAGTAATATTAGTTGTTGCGTCTCCACCTGTAACTGACGCTGCAGCTAAAGTCGCTTGACCAATAGTTTGTAAGATATGCTTATCTTTTTGGAAAGCTAATGCTCTACCAATTTCCATTGAATAACCACTTCTCACGTCATAGTGGGCTTTAGCTTCTTCAATGTTACTTAGGAAAACACTTGAAGTAAGTAAATCATTTATTGTGATTACTTTCTCGTTGTGATTTACAGTTGAGCCTGTAATTTCATTTCCTGCTTGGTGATAAGCGGCAGCTATTCTTCCCATTACTGGAAAAGAAGCTGACTTACCTGAACTGATTGACCTAACCATGTCCGCACCTGATGTTTTTGAAGCCTGTTCAAATGAAGTAATAACTTCACCTGCAAACTGCTTTAAAAACAATGCGTCTTCAGTACCTGTACTGTTGGCTTGACCAAAAGTTGCTGCTGTTATGTTTGCCATAATAGTTTGTCCTTTTGTTATTGCATTGATTTAAAAACCTTCACATAGAACTGTTTGGGCATTCAGATTGTCCACCGCAGTGGGTCAAGTCGCTTTTTAGTTTTTGTTTAGGAGTTGCCTACTATAAAGTAAGCACAACTATTTTTCCTTACAAGTAGTTATAGCCACTTGTTTTTCTTCGCCTTCAACTTCTATGTAAACCCCATGTTCACCTTCTTTATAATATTGAATTTTATCTAGATGCTTTTGGCATTCTTGATAAGTTTTAAATTCCTTTTTTACAAGGTACTTAAAAATAAATTCTTCAGTTCTAGGTGACGTTGTGGGGTTAACAAATAGAAACAATAATGCTTCTATCATTTTATTATATTTCTGATTTCGCTAACTTATTCTTAACCATGTTTTGATAAGCAGGGTCTTTAGCATATCTAGGGTCTTTCATAGCTTCAGTAACTTGTTGCCAAGACTGGTAACCATCTACACCCATAGGTGTTGCTTTACCTTGTACCAAATTAGGTTCAGAACCATTAACGGCTTCGTACTTTGCTTTTAATCCAACGACTGCTAACTTTGCAGTTTCTAAATCTTTAGAATTAACTGCTGAATTATAGGCTGTCTTCTCTGCGTCAGTCATATTGTCTGCCGCCCAGTTAGACATTTCTGTATAAGCATCACTACCACCAACTATGCTTTTCATCTCTGCTGATTGATTATCAGACAAAGCCTTTTGACCTTGAATGAATTGATTAACATATTCTTTCGGTATACCTGCTTTTTCTAACGCTTCATATGAAGTGTCTGCTAGTTTGCCTTCTTTAGCATATTCTTCAGTTAGATTATTCATATCTAACCCTGCGTCTGTGACTGCTTTTTCTGCTATCTCTAAAGTATCTGCTTTAGGAGCATCTTCTTTTAAAGTTGCTTTAGATATTGGGTCTATTGCTTCTTTACTTATATTGTCACCAAGTTTCTTTTCTAATTCCTGATACGACTTTGCTAAATCTTCAACACTGTTGAATTTTTCAGGTAAGCCTTCAGGTTTACTTTGTGTAACATTATCAACTGGGGCTTCACTGCCAGTTTCAGGGGTATTTATCTCTACGGTATCAACCATATTTATTTCCTTTTTATTATTGTGGCTTAGTCATGTTACCTGCAACAGCAGGAACAGCTTTACTTGCCATGTCCATCATTTGGTCATTCTGCACTTGTTCTTGTTGTGCCGCTTGTTCTTCAGCCATTTGTTCTGGTGATTTTAATAAACCGTCTGTATCAATACCTAAACCAATAGCTATACGTTTAATTAAATCATCAGGGTTTAAAGCCTGTACTACTTGCGGATTTATCTGTGCTAAGTTTCCTATCTCTGCAACA